TATGTGTTTTGTCTTCCTTCTAGTGCTGTTATGTTTTTTGTTTCTTTTTGAACGGTATCTTTTTGTTTTACTAATTTTTTTGCTTCTTGTGTTAGTAAACTAATTTGATTTTTCATTCCTTGTAATTGTCCAGATAGTTGAATTTGTTTATCAGACAATTTATTAATTTCTTTATTTAATTTTTCAATTTGAGCTCTTCTATCGTATAACTTTGAATGTTGAACATCTAATTTATCTAGAGCTGCCTTTGTTGTCGAAATTACCTTATTGCTTCTTGTAATCTGTCTGTTTCTAAACTTCGCATCAATTTTTTGTGTGCATGTTGGGCACGTTTCGTTTTCTTTATAAAATGAAATTGCGTTGTTTTGAGTTTTTATTTTTGTTTTTAATTTACTCTCAATAATATTATATTGTTCGATCATACTTGTGATCTTACTATAATTTTTTGTTTTTCCAGCCTTGTTTTTGATTTCATTTTTAAGAGTATTTAATTGAATCTTTAAGTCATCACGAAGTTCAATTGAAAAATCTACTTGTTTCTTATATTCATCTATCTTTTTTTGTTTGTCTTGTGTTAGAGTAACTATATGTTCATTATGTATTTTCATTTTTGCTTCAATTAAAGTTTGATTATACTTCAATTGAGTAATACATTGATAATTTTCGGCAAGTTTATCTTTCAGTAAAATATTCATCGCAGAGAATATTCTAATATCCAACAAGTCTTCAATTATTTCACGACGATGTGCTGCTGGTAATTGCATAAAAGGAACGAATGAAGACGACCCAAGAATTACAATTTGAGTGAACGACTTATAATTTAATTTTAGAATTTTCTTTTCAAAATAATCTTGGTAGTCTTTATTTGCTGCCGTTTGATCAGTCATCTTACCGTTTATATAAATTTCAAATTTAGCTGGTTTTATACCTCTTACGATTCGATATTTTTTAGTCCCAATTTTAAAAGATATATCAACAAGAAGACGCTTTTGATTAACACTATTAACAAGTTGTGGTTTATTAACTCCTCTATATGATTTTCCAAATAAACCAAAACACAGTGCATCAAGAACAGTAGATTTACCACTACCGTTTTCACCAACAATTAATGTATGTGGTGATACATTTAACTTAACTGTTATTGGGGCGTTACCAGTACTTAAAAAATTTCGCCACTGAATACTTTCAAATATTATCATTAAATATCCATATGTTGTGCTTCATTATATAGGTCACGTATTACTAAATGTAAACCTTTTTTGTCAACGTCTACGTCAATTTCATCAACATAATTACGTAAAATTGCCATTGTATCTTCTGCATCATGTATAATTTGTTCTTCTGTTTCATTAATATTACGAATCATTTCACTATCAATTATTGATAGGTGTGCTGGATTAGCGTCATATATTTTCTCACAAAAAATGTCAAACCAAAATGGATTAGTTTTCTTTTGGACAATTACTTTTATGTACGTATCTTTAAATTCATTATAGTCCTTATTCCTATAATATTCAACAGTTTTATTTTCGTCATTATAGAACAATTTATAGAACATTTTATATGGATTTCGAATAAATTGTAATTTCATTGTATCAGTATCAAATAAATGAAATCCTTTTGGGTCATTAAAGTCTGCCCATGTAATTTCATATGGAGCACCAAGATATGTTATATTTCCTTGTGTTGATCTATGATGAAAATGACCAGATAATACAACATCAAATTTTTTGAATAATTTTGCATCAAGTCCTACATCACATGCAATTCCTCTCAACATTTCAAATCCATTTAATTCAAGATGGCCAAATAAAATTTTAGCTTTACTCTTTCTAACAACCTCCATAGTCTTTTCGTAATTACTATTATTGATCCATGGAACAAGTAATATTTTAGTTCCATCAATTTCAATTTCTTGTGCTTCTGGATAAAATCTGATTGGATTATAAGGACTAGCAAATAATTCACTCATCGAATTAATTTTATTTGTATTCCGATACGGAACGTCATGATTTCCTATTAATATATGAGTATCAGTTGTTGGTGCATTTCTTGATACTGGAACTAATTTTCGTAATTTATCAAAAAAATCTCTTTTCATTTTATTCAAACTAACATAATTAATATACTTACGACGGTCAACAATATCGCCAAGATGAAAAACAGTTTCGATATTATGTTTTTCCAGATAAGGAAAAAATATATTATCATAAAATTTCTTAAAATAGTTATGAAATATAGCTGAATCATTACGCGCCCCAAAATGTGTATCTGTTATGATAACTATTTTAGTCATTAATCTAACATTTCTTTCTTGAAGTCTCCTACTACCCGGTATTCGAGCAAGTGCCCATTATAGAACCTAAGCTGGTACTCCATTCCACGCCGTAGTCTTAGTCCACCTGGAGCGCGGACGATAGGTCTAGAGAAGTCGATTGTAGCATCTGTATAAGTTGTGACCGCCTCTGGCAGTAGGGAGACCAGTGGAAGGGCGGCGAGGCCACCTACGGCGTGCCCCATACTTTTAAAAAATGTTCTGCGGTTCATATCCTAACTCTCCTTTTTCCTCTGATGTAACATGCCAAAATTGTTCTTTCATTTATAATTACTATTTTTGTCATTAATCTAACATTTCTTTATTGAATTTATATGTTAACATATCAGTAGTACCTACTTCCCATCCTCTAAATCTACAATAATTAATAAAATTTTTCACGCTCATTCCTTTAGACCAGTTTAATATTGGCGCCCCCTCAGTTATAACTCCCTTAACTGAAACAACACATGCACAAAAATAATCTGATGTAACATGCCATAGCTGTTCTTTCATTATGTACCCTCTTCAAATATTTTATCTAACCTCGTCACTCTCTTTCTTATCTTTCTTCTTTTGTGTTTCTCAAAATTCTCAACGAATGTGCTCATATATTCTTGTGACCATTCACTGTGTTTTATTTCATCAGGATATATTTTAGTATCATGTTCTTGCTTATGTGTTGTTTCATCAAAAATATTAATGTGGTTGGTATATTTTATCTTTGTTGCTAATACCTTCTTCTCTTTTTGTATTCTCCGTAAAAATGCGAAAAATATTATTTGTGTAAAATAGGCAAATGGATTTTTTGATTTTTCTGGATTAAAATTATCAATATATTGTAAACAATTTTCTATCCCATCACTAATCATATCTTCTCTAAATGTATAATTAATAAAGTTCGGTTTATGCGATAAATGAGTCGCAATTTTCATAATACATTCGCCAATATAATCTGGTACTATTGGTCGCTGTACATTATGTTTTTTTGTTTCTATCACTTCATCACGATATTCAATCATCGCTTCCAAGAATTTTTTATTATCTACATAATTATGTTTTTTTCTTGCCATATAAATTATTTTTAATAAAATTCGATTTTACTGTTGACCTTTTGTTTTTTTGTGGTATAATAGCGGTGTAGCCAAACAATTAATTAAAGTATGTATTGCTTGCTGGTTCCAATAACTCAAATAGCTCAGCTACCGCTTCTTGTTTTCTATCTTTTCTCAATTTATTTAAAAAATCTAAAGGGTCAGATACATCATCCTTATTTCTTTCAGTAACTTTTTTATAATGATCAATCATAACCTTTCCAACCTCCACACATACAATTACTTTATCTTTTGAAATTGGTATCATATCATTGAGAGGATAAGGAATCCATTTAAGAAGTGTGAATGCAACTAACCCATCTTGACCAACCATATAATGAACACGATAAGGATTTTTAATATGATAATGATTTTTGCTTTGGCCTATACCGTCTGAAAGTTCGCCAACAATATCTTCGCCATTACCTAATTTTAAATATACATGTTTTAAATCAGAGTTTGATTGTTTTGATGTCATAAATAAATTCCTCTTCGTTATAATATTTCACTCTTTCAAGTAAATGTCTTAGTGAATAGTTTTTTCTTTTATTATATGTCATATCGTCAGCAATATCTATCAACGTACAATAATCTTTATTATCACTAAGTCGTAGACCTCTTCCAATTGATTGGAGTACTTTTATTCTACTCTTAGCTGAGCTGGCAAATATAATATTATCAAGATTACGAATATTAACGCCGGTAGCAAACACGCCATAGGATG